ATCTTACTTTGTTGGAAGAAGTAAGCAGTAGAACCAACTCCAACCGTATTAATTAAGTTTTCTGCAAGTGTTAATGTTGTAATTCCAGAAACGATGGGTGTAGCACTATTTATTGTGTAATAAGTATCTGCCATATTGGCAGTTGCAGTCGCAGTGTTGATTCCACTCTGAGGTCCAGAGATAGTAATTGATGGAGTCGTTGTGTACTGACTTCCACTACTAATGATAGAAATCTCTGTCACAGAACCATTTTCAATGGTGGCAAAAGCAGATGCAGTTTCTCCACTTGGACCTGTAGGTGCATCAATAGTAACTGTTGGTGCTTGGGTATATCCAGTTCCACCAGATCCAACAGTAATGGTCTCAATGGACTTATACAACTCATCAAAATAAACCACCTGACCATCGTAAGGTCTAGTTGTCACTGCACCAACATTAATAGTAACGTTATCTTGAGATGCGGCAGCAGATGCAGTCACGATTCCAGTAAACTGCTCAGGACTGACTCCATCAGCAACTAATCCTTGAGTTCCAAAACTACAATTACTATTTGCTAGATCTGCTTGACCACCCTTATGAACCATAATTGCTTTATCGCAACAAATAGTAAACACGGAAACTAACTGAGCATATCCCTCATTAGTAACAGCAACTCCAACACCACCCTGATTATATTGGGTGAATGCGTCAACGTTCATTGACTTTGTTTTCTCTGCTTTATCTCCATCAATGTAAATACCAGTTCCGGTTGTAGTATCACTGGTGCAGTTTTGAATGTATGGACCTTTCCACTTTCCACCACCAACATTAGTTGCTCCTGCTGATGGGAAAGCAACTGCTGCTGCGGGTGCGACATGACCAGAGAAAGTCATGTTTGCAAGTTTACATCCTTTGTTTACGTGGAAGATATCACTGTCTGTTGTGCTTGGAAGAACCTTAACTGTTCTTAAATCATCACCAACAACGGCAGTAAATGCGGGAAGTTCAATCGGATTAGATTCTACATAATTACCGGAAAGAACTTTGATTGTGGTTCCTGACTGAGCAATAGAAACCGCACTTGCAATAGTTAATTTTGCATTATCAATAGAAGTTCCGTTATTTGAATCATCACCATCTTTTGCGACATACAGAACATTAGGTGCTGAGTTAATGCCAGTTGCAGAAGAATTAATAGTAACGTTGTCACCAAGTATAACTTCTGAATTTGTAATAGTAACAACACCAACAGTAACGTTGTTATTATCACCATCAATCGTGACAGAGGCAGTACCAACCGTCAGAATGCCAGTGATTCTAGCATCACCCTCAACTAAAAGTGCTGTGGTTGCAGTCCCTGTATTTACTTCAATCCCACTTCTAAAGGTGCTAAGACCGAGAGAATCAACGTTCTTTACATCTTCATATGTGATTGTTCCACCAACACTGATATTACCATCAACGTATTGATTTCCCTGGACATAAAGTGCAAAGTCAGATCTTGCAGTAGTTGCAATACCAACGTTCTTGCTAGTATGAATACCAACATCAGTTATTGCCCATGTCCCTGCTGCACCTGCACTGCCACCTGGAGCAAATTTAAACAACTTGTGTTTGTCTGCCCCAGTTTGATTTAAATCAATCTTGAGGACCATTCCATCATAGGCACTGATATTTGTGGCAATGCCTGCAATATCATCAAGATATTGAAGTCTTGTTTCTCCACCACCACCAATGGAACCAAGTTGATATTGAACCCTTTCTACAAATGTTTTGTAGTGTCTTTGTAATTGATCAAGGGTTACAAAATTTTGATTTATAGGTGTGAGTGGATCTGGATTATCAGTATCTGGTGGATCAGATGTTAAAGGTACATTCGTTTCAGAAAGTAATTTTTGTTGAGAAGATTTAATATCTTCGACAATTTTATACAGACCTTTAATGTCTGATTTTACATAATCAATATCTTTATCATAATATTTTACCTCAGGAAGATTTGTAATCTCCTCTCTTAACTCAGTAAAATACTTAAGAAGAAGTTCATCAGTTTTGACACTTTCCTGACTTACTTCTTTAAGTTCTGCTTTTATACTCTCTTTTAACTTATTGTATTCTCCAAGGATTTGCTTCTTTAACTTACGATCATCATCTTTGAACTCCTTGTGATACTCCCATATTTTCATGGAAGAATCACGAAGTTCTTTCCAAATCTTATCTTTTTCTTCTCCTAATTTATTATCAAGATCTTTTACTTCAGTGCCAAATTGAACCCTATTTTCAAAATGTGTAACTTCATTATCTTCTGAAATTTTCTTAAGATCAAGTCTTACACTATCCTTTAAAGATTCAATTGTATCGTTGACTTTTACAAAGTCATCATCAATAACACTAAATGTTTTACCGATCCATGAAAAATCAGGGACCTCATTTACTTCATTAATCCACTTAGGAAACTTAGGGATCGATGCCTTGACTGCATCAATTGCTTCACAAATTGCCTCTATCTCTGTGTCGTAATACTTGACTTCAGGTAAATTTGCAACATCAGTTTGAAGAGAGTCAATTCTGTCTTCAATAGCATCAACTTGCTCATCATAGTATTTGACTTCTGGTAAATCTTTTACCTGCTGTCTTATAAGATCAACTTGATCACATATTGCTTCTACTTCTCTATCATAATACTTGACTTCTGGAAGATTACTGATTTGTTCAGCAAGTTCCTCAAGTTCTTTATCATAGTATTTAATTTCTGGAATGTCAGGTATATCTGCCCTGACATCATTGACCATTTTGACCAACTCTGGCCAAGGTGGAACAATGTCTTTTACTTCAGCAAATGATTCACCATTTGCATCTTCAATTGTTTGTATTCCTTCTTCTACTACTTCTTCTACAATGTAATCTTCTACAGAAGGGAGTTCCTCTGCATTCTCTTCTGTAATATAATCATCTATTGAGGGAAGATTGCTGTTGTCTTCAGCAAACTCCTCATATGAGGGCAAGTCCTTGGACATTTTATTAGTAACCTTTGTACTTTGGGATTTCTCTCCCTTTCAAATTATTTAGGTTCTTCCTTAAGTCCGTCTTTCAATAGCTTTGCTAAATCTGCTGTAGATCCAACAAACAAAGCATTATTGACTGTGGATGGTCCTTTAACTTTTTCCTCTGCTTCAACATCTTTTAATTTCTTTTGCAGATCTAGTAATTTATCTGTTGCATCTGCAACGTTTTTAATTAATTGACCTGCAACTTCATATGCTCTTGGCATTTCACTTTCTTGAGCAAGTTCAAGAACACCATTCAATGCCTCTTGTCCTTTCTCAATGATAGAGTAAAGATTACCTCTAGTATATTCATAATCTTTTTTAATATCGTCAATACCTTCTTTTACTTTTTCAATCTTCTTTTCTACCACCTCTGGTTGAATAAGATCATCAGAGGTATTAAAAGTATTATTCAACTCATCAAATTTAGACATTAGAACGTACTACCATCAAATCCAAAATCATCTCCCGTCTCAATAAGTGCATTATCAGCAGCAGTGATCTTACCAATCGCAGCACCCCCAACGTGAGCAGCTGCTGTGGTACTATCTTCACCACGTCTGACTGTAATTTTATTTCCACTAATGGATTTAATATACATTTGCTCTTCACCAATGACAATATAAGAATCAGCAGTCAGTGTGCTTCCATCATCAACATCGAATGTTTTCGTACTGACTGTAATATCACTAGTAAGTTGAGTTGCAACATCTCCATCGTAGTTCTTGATTGCCCTTGGAGTAACAGAGTAAGTAACCTCTCTTTGTGTATTTGATGAATCTACACCTGTACGATAATTGATAGTTGCCTTCTTGATAATATCTTTGCTTGCAGAAGTAGTAGGACCAAACAGGTAAGTTTTTGCTGTAAATCTTAAAGTATAAAGAAGAACTCTTCTGCTAGAAAAATCACCTTCATAGTCATCTTGCATGGTGATGTTTTCTAACACCACAGGAATATCTCTTTTTTCTTGAATTGATTCAACCAACTGAACAGTAAGATTATATGCAGGTTGAAAGTATGGTAAAATTTGTTCTACAATTTGAAGAGCATCATCATTCAATTTGGTCATGATTGACAACTCAAATTGCATATTATATGGAACTGGCATGTATTGCTTTTTGGTCTCAGATCCATCATTAGGATCTTTAACAATAAAAGTTTGAGTAGTCGTTACTTTTCTAGTAGGATCGTAAGTAAGACCAGTAAACTCAAATGACATCCTTGGCAAAGTGATGGCAAATGGTTTATTCAGATCAGGTGATTGGTTTATTCTTGCCAGAAACTTTTGAGTAGGACCATATGCTAAGGGGATCTTTATAACACTGGCAACGTCATCAGAAGAATCTTTGTGCTTAATGCTAATGTCATTAAAGAGGGTTCCAAAAGATATAATGGTTCTCCTCAAAATTTCGTTGTAAAAATACTCAAACATGTCTAATCCTACAATGCCTTACCATTAAGTAATTCTATTTAGGGAATGCCAAATGGATTCTGTTCGGAGAAATCTAAGATAGCATCTGCTTCAGTTTCAATATTGATATTATCAGCAAATCCATCATCTACTGGTTGTACATCAACTGTTCTCATTGCATATGATGCACCAGATGTAGCTCCTGTAATTGTTTCTCCACGACTAAATTCACCAGAGACAGATCCAACCTCAAGAGTATTTGTCTCAGAATTGAATACTCTGACTCTTGCTGTAGTTCCACTAGAAGATCCAGTTACAATTTCATTAAACTGGAATGTTCCAGATCCAGATCCTTCCGCATCTCCGATTGTGACTGTAGGTGGAATAACGTATCCAAAACCACCGTCAGTAATATTGATTGAAGTAATAGTTCCTGCAGAACTAACCACGGGATCACCAGTTGCACTAGAAATACCTGGAACAGTTGCAAAATCTATGTAATTCTTATCAGATACTTCGTTAGAAATAGTTATTTCTGGTGGTGCCAGATATCCACCACCACCAAATGTTACGGCAATACCTGTTACAATACCGCAGTTTTCAATACCAAATTCAAATACAGATGTTGCAATACCAACATTTGTTGCTGCATTATTAATGAATACAGTATCAGATGTGATTTGTGTGACAAATGTATTTGATGGTATAAAGTTCCAATAATCACTATGCCCAACACCCAATCTAACTCTATCTCCAACAACAATATTTGTTGTACTGAGACCAGTAATGGAAGTTGATCCAATACCAATCGTTCCTTCACGATTGATGGAAGTTGCTCTAATTGTCGCAACACCAAGTGCTCTAAAGTTCTCGTCTGCTCCTCCAGGAGAAGCAATGGTAACTGTTGGAGCAGAAACATAACCAAATCCACTATTTCCAATACTAATAGTGTTGACTGTACCAGCAGCAGATACTGTGACAGTTGCTGTTGCTTGTACTGGAGAGGGACTTCCACTAAATGATATTGCAGGTGCTGCAGTATATCCAAGACCAATGGTTGCTCCAGTACCAACACACCAAGGATCTGTAGTGGAATTAAATCCAACTGCCGTCACAATACCTGTTATTGGATCAATAGTTGCAATACCAACTGCAATTTGTGTAGGTGCATCTTGACCTGAAGTGGTTGTAATTGCAACAGTAGGTGCTGTAGTATATGCTCTACCAGTAGTGCTAAAGGCAACAGAACTTGGATCTATAGATGATCCTGCAATTCCAATCGTTGCAGATGCAAAACTTGTTCCTGGATGTGAAATAGTTACTGTTGGAGCACTGGTATAGAACTTACCTCCTGTTGTAATAGCAAGTGTCTCAACCGTTCCTCCAGTTTGTGCTATATCATCTAAAGTTGCAGTTGCTTCTGCTGCATTTCCAGTTCCTGTT